TGATCAGGCCAAAAACGACATAGTGATGCTAATGGGGGATGATGTGCAAGTTAATACCAAACACTGGGATCAACTTATCGTAGAACAGTTTGAAAAATACAAAGATAGAATCCTAATGGTGGTGCCCACCGACGGAAGGAACAAAGGATCAAAAAATTTTGGAAGTGAGATCAAACTGTGGCCTGACAAACCTCTGCCGGCCGCACATTTTGCCGTGCATAAAAATTGGATAAAAACTTTAGGGTATCTCGCTCCTGTCTACTTTTGGCACTGGCATGTTGACTCCTACACACAAAAGGTTGCTAGGAAACTGAATAGGTGCCTATATCTTCCCACTGTAGAGTTCAAAGCAAAAAAAATAATGAATGATAATGCCGGCAAGCAAATTAGAAAAAATTTAAATATTGCAGAAAGAGATCAATACGTATGGCAAAAGGTTAGGAATAGACATTTAGAAGCAGACGTGCAGGCATTGAAATCATTTATTGAATCTTTCTAATATACCTTGCCAGACAGCATTCGATAGGTCTAACTGTATGAAAGGTCTGCGTATGTATTCGTCCTTCTTATCAATGATTTTGATATCTTTGGATTTCGTTATTAAAAAACTATTTGGCTGATATTTGATCTTTTTATCTCTCAGTAGGATGTCCTCACCACCACTCCGATCATTCCTGTCCTTGAAAAACCACACACATATTACCTCCCTGTTAGTATCTATATCTCTTATGTCATCGCATAATTGGAATCCTGTCTTGTATTTTTTGTCAAACTCTTGCCATACTTGGTGTGTTAGAATGTTTTGGTTCTCGTACAGTTTATCGTAATCCTTGATATCGTACACAGTTGATGTGTAAACGTGTTCCACGGGTTCTTTGAAAAAATGATTAGTTTTTAGTTTTTCCCAATTCATTATGCCGAGAATAAATTGATAACTTCTTTCTTCCAGTCGTCAGCATACTCACAATCTCGGTAGCCATCGAACCAAGGACCTCCCTCGGTATAGTGGAGTATCTTAGGTTTGCCGTCTTTGGGTTCTTTGTACCAACCTACCAACCAGTTGTACTCGTGTGGTAATGATCCTATCTCTGAATCTTCTAACCATGAGAATCTGTGTAGGAACTTTGGTGTCTGTTTATTTAGAAACTCGGGAGTCAATATCTTGTTTTTCTCATGGGAACAATTCCACAACACCATACTAGACCAGTTCTTCCTAGGATATGCTGTCTGTATCTGACCGTCCATCTTTATTGATCCTTCTTCGGGTGTGTAGTCATGCTGTACACAGACCACTGCTTTTGAATCATCACAATATTTTTCTAATTCTTTGGCCGGCACTTTCCACAAAAAATCACAGTCACAGAATACCGCCCACCCTTTATAGTTGTTGAGATAAGGTACGAAAAATCTTGTAAATGTAAATTCTGTTGTTGCTAGTTTGTCTATGTCTCTGGTGTAGATACCCTGTTGACGCATCTCGTTCTGTTTCAACGGATATACTTCTGATTGGGGATCTCTGCGTTTGATGGAATGTTCGCATACCTGATAAGATATGTCTTCCCTAGAATCCCAACCTACGTAAACTTTCATTTTTTTCCCGATAATATTTGGTGTATGTCTTTCCAATTACTTACACGTATAATGTCGGGATGATCAAAGTCTTGATTATATGGGTGGTCTATTAATATGGGTTTTAAACCGTATTTGAGCCCGGCTACAGCGTTGTGAGGCTTGTCCTCGACCCAATACAGTCCGGTGTTATGAAACTCCGCTAATGCTGAATCTTTGTCGGCACCCGTGCCTAGTATATGGTAATTTGTAAAAATATGCTCGCCAAAAAGTTCTCCTAGTCTTCTCTTACGTAACTGTTGTGCTGGTATATCAGATGTTTGTGATGTTATGGGTATGAAGGTCCATCCTTCCGCGGCCAATAGTTTTACCCACGTCTGTGATTCCGACATCGGTCTCTGTGTGCCCATCCAAGCACTCCTGTTGAATTCTCTTATGTGTTTTCTGATTTCATCTTTTGTGACTCCAAAACGTTCTGCCATTTCATATGTGTTCTGCTTGTCTGGTAGTAGTCTGTATGGATGATATCTAACCCCTTGCCCGTCAAACAATGTCTTCTGCAACATCCATTTTGTGAAATGGTGTTCCCATTCTAACAACACACCGTCTACGTCCGTAAGTATGATTCTATTTGATGTCGGCATCTTCCATTCCCGCCACTCTCAGTTTGACGATATTGGTTATCTGCCATTGCTTCTGATCCAGGCCTTTGGTTATACCGAGCCATTGGTTCCTTAGTAGTGCAAAGTCGTTCACTATTTTTGTGAGATCTACTACATCATCCTCACCATCCACGTACTTCTCTGCGTCTCTGCTGGACAGTGCCCGATTGTAGTTCTCTAAGAATTTGCGGAATGTTTTTGATCTCAATCTTCTCAGTTCTATGTTTAAGTATTCTAGTATCGCTTCTAATTGTTGTAGTTGGCTGAATCTCTCCTCTACGATACCTGGCAAGGACGCCGATGCTCGCTCTAGGTTGCCGTATATCTTGCACTGCTTCCTGGCCTCTAAAAGTTCTTGATCAAAGTATGCCACACAGTCAGGAATCTTTGCTAGGCTCCTGCTTACTTCACTGTACCAGTTTATCATTAGTCCTCGCTGTAGCCGTCGTCGTATGACTCGTCTAGGTCTTCCTCTTCCTCGAACACCGTGTTGATCGCTTCCTCTAATTTGGGATCAAACTCACCAGATGCTTTTATTTCGTCGTGCTCGATGCCTATGTCGTCGAGACTCTTAATGAAATCGATTGCCGCGTCTAGTTTAGACCTTTCTGGTACGTAGTGAGATATGGAGTTCCATAAACGCTCGATGTCTTCGTGTGTGAAATCAATCATTATTCTGCGTCGTCCTCTTCTATAATTTCTGTTTTCTTTGCTTTTGACTTTGGTGCTTCTTCCACACTTTCCACTTTCGCTTCAGTGCTTTCTTTGAAGTTCGCCATTATCATATCTAATTTATCACCTGTCCATGCTTTCCTGAAGTCTATGTGTTCTTTGCCCTGTGGGTCAACATATTTCAGCCTGTTTCCTGTCTGCACCAGTATTCCCTTCTTCTCGAATAGGTCCACCAGTCCGCTGTATGGATCCATGCCTGTGTCATAAGGGATCTTGACCTGTACACCCTCGAATGGTTTGGCATATCTGGTCTTCATGACCTTACAAGCCGCTCGGATACCCCTCACTTCGGATATCTTGTTGCCTTTCTCGTCTTCTTTTAATTTTAATTTCTTCATCGCTATCACGATAGAACTCGCGTAGATGAAACCCTGACCACCTGATATCTTGTCATCTGGATCAAACATGTCCTGTGATGCGTAAGTGTGGTTAGTTGCTATCAGTCCCACGTTCCAACTTCCAAACATGTTCACACAGTTCCTAACCAGTGCTGTCAGTGCCTTGGGTTTCCTACCAAGATCGCCCTTCATGTCTCCCGCTTCAAATTGATTTACATCAGTTGGTGTCAGCATCATGCCCAAACTGTCTATCACGAAAAGAACTTTTGGAGCACCTTCTTTATTATCAGCATGTTGTTCCTTGTAGCCTTTCATGAACTCCGATATGGTCTTTGCCACGTCGTCTACCATTGACATGCTTAACTTCAGGAGTTTTTCTTCTGACGTGTCAACACCTAAGGCCTGTAGCCATGTCTCGTCAAGTGCGTTCTCTGTGTCTATCAAGATCACGAAGATTCCTTGTGCCTGAGCGTTCTTGATTATGTTTCCTGATGCTATGTATGATTTACCTGCCCCTGATTCTCCTGCGAGCACAGTCACTTTACCCAACGGAATTCCTTTGTTGAAATCACTGGTCATCAAATAGTTAAGAGCGTAGTTGCCTGTAGATATCCAGTCTGTTGGATCACTGAATCCTATTCCCAACCCTTGTATTGATTTTGTTATACTTTTCCTAAATTTTGTTGCGTCAAACACTTTTGTCATTGTTGTAGTCCTATAGTAAGATCCAAATGATCACTAGCAATACCAGTATCCATGCCGGCACCTGTTTGTACAAGATCCATTCGATCGCTTTCTTAATGTTATTCATAGCCTTATTATATTACACAAGGCCCACACAGTCAATGCCTGGGCCTTGGTAAAATGTCAGATTATTTTGCTTGTCTTGATCTGATCAGTTTCAGTATGTCTTCTGCCCTCTTGGCACTGTCACCCGCGGGAGCCGCCGTTGCTGGGGCCGCCTCTGGTTGTGGTGCTGGTGCTGGTTGACTCACTGCTGGAGCAGGTTCAGATGCAGTTGCCGTTGTGGTCGCTGGTGCTTCCGCAACAGGTGTCTGTGGTTTATTGTAAGCCACGCCCGCTGGTCTGAAGTACTGTCCGTACTGTTCGAGATCATAAGCCTCACCTTCAACAGATTTCTCAAACAATTCCTTGATTATTTTTACCTCTGCCTCGGTTGGCTCTTTTGGTCTGAAGTCACCCAGGTTGTGTAACCCGTGTGTGTCGATCGCGGCTCTCTCGGCCTCGTCCAACGGTCTTTCTCTTCTTGACCATTTTGATGTTGAGTAATCAGCGTAACCACCTTTTGTGGTTTTGGTGATCCTGAAGTCCACGCCCTTCAAGTAGTCAGTTGGCATTTCTTCCATCTCTGGATCCATCAGTGCCCCTCTGATTATGTTGAAGATCTGAGGTCCGATGATGAATCTTCTGATCGGATTCTCAGGTGTCGTGTCTTCCGCTAACGGATTCGTTGTGACAAATCCCTGGAAGATGTAACTTTTCTTTTTCCAGTATTTTCTGCCCATGTCTTCCATGCTCTTGTCTTTGAACCACGGTCTCACTTCTGTGAGTACTGGACAAGTCTTCCCATACATCTCCATGCATGGTACTTGCACTGTCACTGGTCTAGAGTCAGTCTGACCTTTGATGCCCGCGAACGGTAACTTGATCATGTTCCTCTCGGTCCAGAAGAATGTGTTGGTCTCGTCCTTGTCTGGTAGGAATCTGACCACTGCTTCTGATCCTTCTGCTATGTTCCAGTGTGGGTAGATGGCGTTGTCTCCGCCTGTGTTGGAAGTGGAGCGATTCACTTCTTGAGATTTCAACTTCGCTCTTATTT